TCCTTGAGGAGACGCGAGAGAACGTAGTTGTTCTTGACGGCTTCGTTGATAACGGCATCGGCACTCTTCAGATATGAAGGTCCGGTTGACTGCATAAAGTCATTGAATTGTGTAATTGAAGGCATAGCCTATTCCTTTAACGTTTAATGCGGGACGAACGATTGTGCGTCCCAGAAATGATTTGATCAAGAACATCATCATCAGCATCGCGAACAGGAGCCTTCACAGGCGGACTTGACGCACGTGGCGCGGTTGGCTGTGAGTTCTTGATCGATGGTGCAGACTTTGTGGTTCCAACTAGTTCCGTGTAGGCGGCTCGCGTGAGTTCATCAATGCTCGCGTACCCACCCGGCTTTGCCGCACCCATTGCAGACATCTTCGCTACGACTACGTCAAAGGTTGGAGCCTTCGCCCCGTACTGAACACGTATCGAAGCATCCGATGCACGGGCTTCGGCAAGCAGCATTCTTTCCTGCATCTGCTGCTGTTGCATCTGAAAGGCTGAACGGACTGGCGCAACAACGTCTTCGCCATACATTTCCGCCATTTGCTCAAACGGATCAGCCGCTACTGGAGCCGCATTCGTAGGCTTGTTAGCCTCGACAGCCGCATCCGCTGGTGACTTCCCTTGAGCAAGTTGCTCTTCCATCTGCTTCACTCGACCGCCGTATGAATCGACATCCTTCTGTCGCTTCTCAGCCTTTGCAGCCCATTCGGCTAGCACAGCATCGGAAGCAGAAGAAATGATTGCATCCGGTACGCCATCCCGTTTAAGGATCTTGGCGACCACTTCACGGTCAAAGGCGGGTGTGGATGGTTCAGACTCAGTAGCAGGTGCAGACGAATCTACATCGGCTTCATCATCATCGGATTCCACACTTCCAAGCAATTGATCAAGTATCGAATCATCGTCATCTGGTTGTGATGAGTCAACTTCGATACCAGTGTCTTGCTCCGTTGCCCCGCTGGGCAGCGTTTCGACATCAATGGGTTCAGCAGTGCTGTCCATAGTTAGTCCTCTGCTCGTACATAGCCGTGCTCAGACGCAACATTGCGTTCGTGCTTACGGCTTGAGATGATTGGGTGACCCTTGGCATCACACCGCACACCGGGCATATTGCGCGGCAGTGTGTGACTGACATAGGGGTATGTGCCTGTGGTGAAGTTAGGCGACAGTTGCGCACTGCTTAGAATGCGTGTCAACGTGCCGCGTTCCGGATGCTGCACCACTGCGCCAACCGAAGGGACAGTGGACATGGGGTAATAAACCTCCACGACTTGCCCTGCTTGATTGGTAAATTCGTAGTTCGGCATTACATCCTCGAAGCAGCCGCTGCAATTGCGCCTTGTGATCGCGCCGATATTGCAGGTTGCTCGCCAGTAGGAGACGGGGAAGGAGGACTTTGTGGAACACCCCCTACCCCCCCTTGTGGTGCTTGCTGTGGTTGGGTTGCCTGTTTCAGGATCGACTCGTCAATGAAGTCAGCCATCTGCGGGACGTTCTGGGCATCGCCAAGGAAGGACATCAGGTCGCGCCACTTGATCCACGGCATGGCTGGCATTGCCTGTGCAGCCTGAGTTACAACCGTAAATGTCTCCACAGCACGCTTTTGCGCCAGCATTTCGCTGGTTCGCTCCATTGAATAGGAATCCACATCGATCTGCATATCCTCCCAAGCACCCACCTTTAGACCGCCTTGGAAGATCGGATCCTCCATCGGCAGACCCTTGGTGTCCTCGCCGCCGACTGGGATGACGATGCGCTGGTCGTGCCAGAGATACCACCCGACATTGCGCATGATCGTGTCTACCGACTCTTGGAACCCGCGCTTGAGGTGGGCAATGCGCATCGTGGAGGCACTTTCAGCAACCGCCACCTCAGTAGCCGATGCTCCACCTGAGATGTTCCCGCGCATCGCATCGGACATCCCCAGTGCTCGATCCAAACGCTCCTTGGCGGTTTCGACCGACTGGATATGTTGATTTGTAGTGCCACCAACTTCGATGGGGATAATGCTTTGCGCCGTGATTCCTGCCTCTGCAAAGACGTAAAGATCCGGCGCACTGACAATGTCTTGTAGCAACTTGGGGTTCTTGGCATCGCCGACCAGAATTCTCTTGTACCGCTTCGTGTTCTCTTGCTGACGAACAGCCAGTTCGTTCGCATAGTTGATCTGATCGCGGCAAGCCACAATCGGACTCAGCGGGTATGGGTCATTGGGAACAGTGAACGCCCCGAACATGATGTACGGACCATTCGGAGCACCATAGTAGGGGCGCGGAGCGCGGACGTATTCGTATCGTGGTGCTGGTGCGCCAGAGTTGCCTTGATACTTGGCAATGGTGTAGATCGTCCCATTGAACAATGCCTGATCAGTTGCCTCATCGATCAGTTCGGCAGCAGCCTCATCTAACTCTGGAACCCACACCTCGTAGATGGCAAGTTCCCAACGCTCTGGAATGTCACGATAGTCACGTAATTCGTCAACACCGTTGTTGCAGGCGAGGCTTTCAATGACCTCCTTGTTCCAAGTCGCATCGATCTCAGCCAAGCGCAACAGGTCTTCCTTGTCACTGATCCACACGTGACCCATGAAGCGAGCCTCTTCCCAGTGCTGCGCTGCCGGATCAATGAAGAACCGCTCTGGATCAATGCGGTACAGGCGTGGCAGATATGGACCGTCAGCATCCCACTTGCGCTCCGCCCCCTTTGGCTCGTTGACAACCATGCCAACGCCCCAGCCCAACAACATATCGGTGGCAATGCGCTCCAACGTCCCGCGCACCCGGGTCATCTTCGACCAACGATTGATACCAGCCTTCATCGCTACGCAGGCTGTCTTTTGAATGCCCGGGCGCGAACTCGTCACTCGCACCTTTGGGTTGTCATGCACGATGCGGGGGAGCACCATCGAAATATACGCATGGACTGCGTTCTCCGGCTGCTCCGTCCCCCGACCGATTCGATAAGCCGCACCTGAGAACGCCTCACGGAGTTCCTTCGGGGTTTCCATGTGCTCATTGCGAAAGTATTCCGCCCGTTCGATCTCGTCACGAATGGCGTTGATATTACTAAAGTCAATCACGTGGATACCTTCTGCTTGGCTTTACCTTCTAATTCAATCGCTGCCAACTTTGCCTTCATATTTGAAAGCGTGTTCTCCAGCGAAGACAATCGATTCACAAGAATCGCAATCGATGAGTTGTCAAATCCCTTGGCTTGAGTCAGACCATGATCTTCCAATTGCTTGGCGACCTTCTCACCTTCAATGGGGTCGAGGTCTAACTTCAATCCACTGGACAGCATGACACGCATACGACCACCGAGATCGTCAATCTGTAGTACCTCGTCAGCGTGATACCACGTAGCACGGATCTTGATGAATCGATGTCCAAGCATTTAGTAACCCTTCGTCTTCGTGACCTTCTTACCAGTCTTCTTTGCCGCAACTGCCGCAGCAGCCTTCCCCTTGGCGGTGTATGGGAACGTCTTCTTTCCTACCTTCGGCATTTCACATTCCTCCCTTACGCATTGCGCCCATCTTCATACCCATGCTCTGCTTCTTCGCAGCAGCCTTCTTCATCATTGGCGACTTCGACATCGCCTTCTTTGCTGGCTTCTTCATTTACTCTTCTTCTTCCAGCCGCTCTTCATGGCGGCAAATGACTTCGCGCTGACAGTGGATTCCGACTTGGGGCGCGAGATCCCAAGACGTTTACGTTTGTTGATGTTTCCAACCAATGAGTTCTTTGCCATTAGCAGCCCCATCGCTTTCTCGCAGCCTTGCCGCGATCACCCGTCCATGAACTACTCCGCGCACAGAACGATTTGTGGCGCGGGTTGTCCTTGTCCTTTGTGGGAGCCTTGAGATTGCTGCCCGTTGCAGCGTTTGTCTTGGCTCGACCCTTAGCAGTTAAGCCAGCACCCTGAGACACGGGCAACTTCTCGCCGCGACCCACCGACAGGTTTGGACTCTTCTTCTTAGCCACTCAGTTCTCCTCTGGGAGGAACGCCCAGATCGGGGTCATCTCACCAACATAGGCGTTGATGATGTTGTGCTCCATGTGCTCATACGCCTCATCTTCATCCATGCCCTGATCGTTGATCAAGACCTGAACGATACGGGCTACGTCATACACCACCCGGTACTTCCCTGTCAGCGAATCACGCGAAATAGCAATAATCGCATCGTCCAGTCCATCTGCGAACATCGCCTCTTCGTCATTGTCCTTGACCCAGTTACGTACTTTGTCGCCGTTAGCAATCATCATCTATTGACCTCCCAGTGTTTGAGCAAATCCCCTGCTGTTCCCGGAGCGTAAGTCTTCTGGTCGTACTGCGGAACAGGTGCGTCCGGCATCGCCATCCACGCCAACGCCAACGCAATCACTCTATCCCCGTGATTCTCCCGCGCCCCCGTGCTCTCATCCCGCAACCGACCAGCCACCACCCGACCGTTACTGTCCAGCACGTAAGCCAACATCTCGTCCATCGTCCCCGTGCATGGCACAATCATCTCGCCCTGCTGCACTGATCTACTTAAGTTACCTAGCAGCAAGCGTTTATTTTGCTCAGTGCTCAACCAGCCCACTCGTTCGGTCGCCCCGTGGTTGGATACACCCTCCTTCCGCTGCTTCCATACCCGATGGAACCGCTGTGCCTCAAAGTCTCTCTGCATACTTTGACCCGGACCATTCACTTCCCACGCCACAACCGCCTCTTTGAACGCGCCACGGCACACACCCACCACCTCAGCAGCCAGATCCGCCGGGGTAATCGTGGCATCAACCATGCTCGCGACCATCCTCTTTTCCTCCGCATCAATCACACATACCGCACTCGCATGGTTCCCCGTCCCGTATGCCGGGTCAACGCCCACTGAGTAACTGCCCAACGGCTCCAAGTCACCCCACAACCGCCACCTCCCCGTTGGACTATCGACAAACCGACCACCCACCCAGTTTGCCCTCCTTGGCTCCGACCCGAACTCACGCCTGTGCTGTGTGACCGACACACTGGGGAAGAACGCAGCACCTGCACCCATCGCCTCCGCGAACACGTTCTGTGCTAAGTCAACCTTGTCGCGCTTGCGCAACTGGTCAGCCAACCACGGAGTCCACACATACGTCCCACCACTCACGCCCGTCACCACGCCCGACTGATCCACCCGGTACTCCGCGCCCACACCCTTCTCTGGGTGTTGCCAATACAACATCTCCAACAAGATTGGCTCGCCCGTACTCCGTGCCTCAGCCACCAACTTGTCGTAGCGCGTACCAAATCCAATGGGTGTTGACAAAGCAACTCGACATGATGTCGTATCCGAAGCAGATCGCCACGCAGCCTCGTCATCGTCCAGCGCAGCGAACTCATCGAACAACACAAACGTGCGCCGACCACCTCGACCAATGTGCGCTCCACTCGCCTGACCCGCAATCGTTGCCCCGCTCACCGGATGCCGCAACACCATGTGCTGCCTGTACTGACCGCCCTTCTTCAACAGATCCATGTGACATGGCAATAGCCACGCAGGCTGGCTCTGTAACAGATAGTCAACCTTCCAGAACAGACTGTCCGGATCGCCCGACCGATCAACGCCGTCTTCCACGCGACTCACCAACAAACTCTGCCACCCATGAAACAACCAACCCCATGTTGCCAAAGACACAACCAACCATGATGCGCCCATGTCGCGACTCTTCCGTATCACTACATCACGACCGT